ATCGAACTACAAAAGCCTCTACATTTCAACTACTCTTGGATACCTTGGATTAGTTTGGCATTAGAGATAAATGTAGTATTAACCGCACGGATTTTACTATCACATTGCCGAATGGTTCGTCATTTTTATGTATGGGTCTTGACGACCCCGAAAAAATAAAATCTATTACAGGTTTGACGGACGCTTGGCTGGAAGAGGCGACCGAGTTTTCGCTTGACGATTTTAGTCAGGTGAATCTTCGTATAAGAGACCCGAAAGCCGAGGACCAGGAGGTTATATTATCATTCAACCCGGTCAGTAAAGCGAATTGGTGTTATCTACAATTTTTCGCGGATAATGAAGAACTAACCGAGTTCCGCAAAACCGTAAAAATAGTTCATACAAATTATCTGGATAATCCGTTCCTTCCTCCGGAGTATGTGTAGGCATTGTTATTGATGAAAGCAACTAACGAGGTCTATTACAAAATCTATGCTCTTGGAGAGTTCGGCAGTCTGGATAAATTGGTTTATAATAATTGGCAAAAGATGGATTTTGACCCGACATTAATTAAGGGCCAACTTCTATGCGGACTTGACTTCGGCTATACGAATGACCCAACGATGTTTATGGCATCAATACTGGTAGAAGAAGAAAGACGCATTTATGTGTTTAAGGAATGGGGAGGAACCGGTTTCTTGAACGACCAAATCGCAGATTAGATAAAAGAAATGGGGTTCGCTAAAAGCCTCATTATGGCAGATAGTGCCGAGTAGAAATCAATTGATGAGATTAAGCGTAAAGGCATCGCCCGCATTAAGCCCTGTGTAAAGGGGTAGGGTAGTGTGTTGTAGGGCATACAAAAACTTCAATAGTATGAAATCATAGTTCATCCATCTTGTCGCAACACGATTGAGGAACTTCAAAACTACTCTTGGAAGAAAGATAAGCAGACTAATGAGTATATCAACGAGCCCATTGACGCATTTAACCATAGCCTTGACTCGCTCCGATACTCGCTTCAATGTATCGACGCACGAGCACAATTGGCTTCTATGAATAAAGATTTATTGTTCTAATATTAAAAGGAGGACAAAAGATTGTTTAGTCTAAATAATATTGAAGAATTAACAGATAAAGTAATCCGCAGAATTGTGGAGAATCATCGCAGTTCAGTGTTCCCTCGTTTGTAGAACTTGGAGAACTACTACAACGCGAAGAATGTTATTAATAACAGACTTATGAAGGATAAGTCTAAACCTAATAATAAAATCGCAAATGCGTATGCGAGTTATATTACTGATACATTGGTTGGCTATTTTATCGGCGAACCCATTTCTTATACCTCAAATGACGACACCCTTTTGTAGGATTTAAGCATGATTTTTGAATATAATGACGAGGCTGATGAGAACGCTGAACTCGCGAAGAATGCGAGCATCTACGGCGTGGCTTATGAGATGTTATATTTAAGCGAAGAGGATAAGATGATTAGGTTTAAGGCTCTTAACCCAAAAGAGATTATTCCTATTTTTGATAAGACTGTGGAGCAGAACTTGATGGCAGTCATTCGTTATTATGATGATTATGATGTAGTTGATGATAAGACCTACACATTAGTTGAAGTCATCGATGGTTCGATGGTCCGCAGATATAAGATGGATAATTCTTTCTTACTTCTGGAAGAATATCCTCATTACTTTGGCATGGTGCCTATTGCTATTTATAAGAACAATGAAGAAGAGCGTGGCGACTTTGAGGCTGTCATTAGTCTGATTGATGCGTATGATAAGATGGAGTCAGATACTTTAAATGATTTTGAATACTTTGTTGATGCTTATTTGGCTTTGTATGGCTTTACCGCAGAACCAGAAGATGTAGCACAGATGAAGGAGAATCGTATCCTACTCATGGATGAAGGCACCAGTGCTGAATGGCTTATCAAGCAGACCAGCGATACTTATGTCGAGAACATGAAGAACAGATTAGATGCTGATATTCATAAGTTCGCCAAGTGTCCTAATATGTCTGATAAGGAGTTTGCCTCTAACGCATCAGGCGTGGCTATTAAGTTCAAGTTGTTAGGCACAGAGAACCTCGTATCTATTAAGGAGCGTAAGTTCAAGCGTGGCTTACAGCAGAGATTAGAACTAATGAGTATGATTAATTCAGTATTACGCGAAGGCTTTGATTGGCGTGCTATTGATATTATCTTTACTCGTAATATCCCATCTAATGATACTGATATTGCTAACATGGTAAATACTTTGAAGGACATCGTTAGTGAAGAGACATTGCTGGCTCAAATCCCATTTGTCGAGGACGTTCAAGATGAATTAGAGCGTCTAAAACAAGAACGCGAAGAAAATAAAGAACTGAACCCATTTTTCCAAACAGGATTATCATATCAGACCAATGCTATGGCTAACAGCACAGAGCAACAGGTTAAAGAGGAGGAGAAAGAATAATGGGATTAGAATTATTGTTCCAGATTTTCGAGTTGTGTATTATTCCTCTATTAGCGGTGCTAACCGGCTATTTAGTTCAGTGGATTAAAGCAAAGACCGCAGAGGCAACAGAAAAGAACCAGAAGGATGTATTTGATAAATACATCACTATGTTGGGTGAAACGGTCGCCAAGTGCGTGTCCGCAACTAATCAGACCTATGTAGATGCGTTAAAGAAGGCCGGCTCATTTGATGCCGAGGCCCAGCAATACGCATTTGATATGACCTTATCCGCAGTTATGGGCGTGTTGGGTCAGGATGCTATTGAATACTTAACCGCTATCTATGGTGATTTACACACTTATTTGACTACATTAATTGAGGCCGAAGTAAAGGCACAGAAGGAGTAATATGAGTATCACAACAGTTCCAGAGGTTCCGCATTTTAATCGCTATGTTAAGCCGACTGTTGAGTTAGTCCTTCGACTATTGGCCGAGGCCTATGAAGACCAACACCTATTGGATAAGATACTAAAAGAAATTAGCGATGAAGTGTTCGCGGAACTGGCAAAAGAAATCCAACGGTTGGCTGATGATGGTAAAATTAATCTTGATAAAAAGATTGATTTATATAATAATCCCGCACTTCTCACCGCGTTAAAGCGGATTGAGGCGAAGTAGTTGTAGAGATTTACTGAATATTGTTGGATAGGATATCAGGTAATTGGGGAGAGTTTGGTGCGGGCTTACTCTACAACTCTCGCCGAGACTTATCAGATGTTTAATTATACAAAAGGGCTTGACCCACATAACCTCTCTTCTGGACCAAAGTCGTATAATGTATATGTTTAGACAACTGACACTCATATTCGGGAGCAGGTGCTTAATGTGCCGTGGTGTCAGGATGGTAAGATTTATAGTGATAGACTCTGGGGACATGTAGCACAATTTCAATAGAAATTGAGTTATGTTTTAGAAGAGGGGATTAGTAAAGGTAGAGGTATGGAATGGATGATGTAGGCGTGGCAGAAATTGGCTGGTGGAACGGCGTATAACACTGCCCGCCTACTGAAAACCGAGACAATGGCGATGTGGTCTCGGGCAACGAAAGACGCATATCTTGAAATGGGAATTGAATATGTCGCTATTGTGGGCGACGCAGAATGTGGAGGCATTTGTCTGGATTATGTTGATGGCGAACCAATCCCATTGGCAGAGGCGGAGATTGGCGACCTACTCCCTCCATATCACCCGAACTGTGCTTGTAGTTTTGTGGCCTGGGAAGAGACTGTTGAAATCCCATTGGGCGAAGAAGTATAAATCCATCGCTACTATTCTTAATATATTTTAGAAGGCTACAACTCAATGAGGGGTAGCAAATTAATTGGAGGTTTTATTTTTATGGCTGAAATTGTAAATGATAAGGGTTCTGTTGTTGAATCTTCAACTGGCATTGAGACAGGGGAAGTCGCGGTTGAGAAAACTTATACTGAAAGCGAAGTCCAAGCATTATTACAACGCGAAGGCGACCGTAGAGTATCAAGTGCTCTGAAAAAGCAACAGAAAGAGTTCGAGAGACAAACCGCGGAGGCTGACAAGTTGAGAGATATGGACGAAAGTCAGCGTAAAGAGTATGAATATACTCAAAGGCTCCAAGAGTTAGAAAACAAAGAGCGAGAGTTCGCCATCGCCCAGAATAAGTTAGAGGCAACCAAAGTAATGGCGAACAGAGAACTCCCTATTGAGTTCGTTGATTATATCGTAGCAGAAGACGCAGAGACAATGATGGAGAATATCACCGCATTTGAACGAGCATTTAAGTCCGCAGTGGCCGATGCCGTAGCGAAGAAGATTGCGTCTCCCGCACCAAAGACTGGGTCCGCTAAACAGACAGGTATGACAAAAGAGGAGTTCAGAAAGTTGTCAGTGGCACAACAGACTGAAATCTTCCGCACTAATCCTGAATTATATAAGCAGATGACCCGACAATAACAAATATTAAAGGAGATTATAAATATGGCACATGTTATTTATGAAAACGAGATTTTGAGTAATAAACTGACTGACATTTTAACTACTCAAATTGATATGAACGCTTACATGACCGTTGATACTTCCATGACCGAGCAGGCTGGTATGAAGAAAGTTATCAACACTTATGTCGCTTCTGGCGATGTTGAAGAGTTGGCAATGGGCGAGGGCAATGAGACTGAAATCAGCGTAAGTTTCACTTCTGCCGAGTATGATGTTCTGACTTATCAGGGCTATTTCCACTACTTCGACGAGCAGGCTATGACTGACCCCATGGTTGTTGATGCTGGCCTGGACGGTTCCGCAAAGACCATGGTTAATAAGTTCGTAGCAAAGGCAATTGAAGAGTTCGAGAAGGCAACTCTTGAAGCACCCGCATCCGCTTGGAGTTTCGAGGCTGTTGTTGATGCTATCGCAAAGATGAACCTTGAAGCAGAAGAGGGCTTGTTCCTGTTAATCTCTCCTGCCGACCAGGCTTCCTTCCGTAAGGCATTGAAGGACGATTTGAAGTATAGCGAAGGTTTCGTTCGCACCGGCTACATCGGCACTGTTTGCGGTGTGCCTGTCATCGTATCCAAGGCTGTTCCCGCTAATAAGGGCTATTTGGCTACCAAAGAGGCTGTTAGCGTATTCATTAAGAAGGACACCGAAGTAGAGCAGGACCGCGACCCTGATACCCGTGATAATAAGTTCTGGGTTCGTAAGGTTGCTGTTGTCGCTCTGACCGATGCTACAAAGGCTGTTAAGATTAATATCGGTGGTTAATCCACATTAAAAGATTGAATGAACTGGGCTTGCTTGTTCGAAAGGGCAAGCAAGCCCTTATTTTTATTTTATTAAGGAGGATTTCAATGTTAGACAAGATTAAACTTCTGTTGAGTAGATTAGATGATGACACCGCAGATGAACTATTGAATACTCTCATTTCTATGTGTAAAGAAGAGGCTTACATTTATTGTAATTTATCTGAATACGATAAGAAATTAGATAACATTGTTGTGTGTATGGTTATTGAAAAATATAACCGCATGGGTAGCGAAGGCACTACAAGCCAGAGTTCTTCCGGCGTGTCCGCTTCTTATGACAGTTTTTACAGCGATAAGATTGTGCGTATGCTAAATAAGTTTAGAAAGGTTAAGATGGTATGATTAAAAGAGATACAATTCAGAGATATTCCGCCGTCCTAACCAAGGACGCGATGGGCGGGGATGTTGTTGATTTAGTTCCCGCAGAAAATGTAAGAGCACATGTTTCCATCAACTCTACTATTGGAGAAATCACCCAGTATGGGTTGAAAGAAGAAATGGTGCTACATGTTATAACCGATATCGAGTTAGATATTTATATCCATACTCGTTATATGTATTCCGGTCGCCTGTTTAGATTAGTGCGTCAAATTAAGTAGGGTAATGAATATTATTCTACACTAATTGAAGTAAATGGAGGTAATGTAAATGCTTAACTATAATGCTGATACTAATGCCATTTCTATGATTGCGAAAGACACCGGAGATTTCGTAATTTCACTTGATAATTACTTACTTGCCGAGGGCGATAAGGTGTTTTTCACCGTGAATGATGGGTTAGAAAAGGAGCCCGCACTCATCTCTATCGTCGTTAGTGAGTTTGTTGATAATAAAGCCGTTATTCATCTATCTGCGACTGATACTAATTTGGCTCCTGGTAATTATTATTACGACGTTCAGGTAAATACTGCGGACGGTCGTATTGATACTGTATTGGGTCCAGCCAAGTTTAAAATCGCGGGAGGGGTGAAGTATTAATGGCTAAAATTGAAGTTTTAAATAATATTGACGCAGTTGTTGAAGATATCCCTGTTATTAACACCTCTATGAGTAATGCCATTTATCGTGGCCCCAAAGGAGATAAGGGCGAGCGTGGAGATGTCGGCCCACAAGGTCCCCAGGGTATTCAAGGCGAAAAAGGCCAGGATGGTTCTATTGGACCCCAAGGCCCCGCAGGCAAAGATGGTGCCCCAGGTCCTCGTGGAGAGCGAGGCATTCAAGGTGAGATGGGACCACAGGGACCCGAAGGCCCCCAGGGACCTATCGGCCCCAAAGGCGAAATTGGTCCTATCGGTCCCGCAGGTAAAGATGGTGTTGATGGGGCCCCCGGACAAAAAGGTGATAAGGGCGAGCCCGGGGTTTCGGGCGTATATGTTGGAACTACTGCTCCTACTGATGAGAGTGTCGTGGTGTGGATTGATATTGCTGGCACAGGAGAAGATTTGGAGCCCGCAGAGGGAGGTAGTTATTAATGGCATTAAAGACTGTTAATGAAGAGAGTTTAGTGGCTCTTGGCAATGCGATTAGAGAAAAGACTAATACGAATGATTTGTTAGTATTTCCTAATGGTATGATTGACGCGATTAATTCTATTACTGGTGCTATTGAGGTGCCTGAAATTGAAATTAGTGGTAATGGTAATTATGCTTGTGCTGGTTTATCAGGTGAATATATTAATTTATTTGGAGATAAAATTAAGACGCGTAATTTAAGTAATGCGTAGTATATGTTCTCCTATTGTAGTGCCCCTAATATTCCATTTGAAATTAATTTTTCTTCTTCTGCGAATATGTAGTATATGTTTAGAGGTTGTAAAATGAGAAATGTCCCAGTCATAAATAATGCGAAGCCATCATCATTATATAATTTTTTTGCTGATTGTTATTATTTAAGATATATTCCAGATAATTTCGGTGAAAATTGGGATTGGAGTTCAGTTAGTAATTCTTCTGCGAGTGTTTCTTATTTTTTTATTAATTGTTTTTCATTGAGATAGGTGCCAGCATTTTTTAAATAGCATTGTTGTGGGAAGCAGTCTGCTTAGCAGTGTTTATATTATAGCACTTTTCAAAATTGTTATACATTAGATGAAATTGTTGATTTGCCGGTTTATACGGCTACCGCTCTTACATCAAATGTGTTTAATAGCACAGTTTCATAGGCTTCTCGTATTAAAGATTTTACATTTGAAGTAAATACTGATGGCACTCCAAAAATCGCACAGTGGAAGGGATAGACATTCAATATGACTTATAATGTAGGATATTTATCATCATCTTATGTGGATACACTTACGGGATATAATACTGGTTTAACCAAAGATACACGTATTACTAATGACGAGAATTATCAATTATTAAAAGACAATCCTGATGCTTGGACTGTTGATATAAAATATTCTCGTTATAATCATGATAGTGCCGTCCGCACCATTAACTCTCTGCCTGATACATCTGCCTATCTCGCGTCTGCGGGTGGCACGAATACGATTAAGTTCAAAGGTGCTTCTGGCAGTGCGACGGACGGAGGGGCCATTAACACATTAACCGAAGAAGAAATCGCAGTAGCAACCGCAAAAGGTTGGACTGTAAGTTTAGCATAAGGAGGCTAACTATGATTAGTAAAGATTTTATTTTAACACGCTATGATGCCGATGTCGGCAAAGTATTTGATTGGAAAGAGCCTCGTTATATTGAGGATGAAAATGGAAATCAAATCCAAGAGCATCTATATGTAAAGACATTATTTATCGGAAATAATGACACTATTGACAACTACATTGAAATTGAGGAGGTAGTTGAATGAGTGTTTTAAGATTTAAAGACCCTGCTACTAATGAGTGGAAAGAAATTACTACTATTATGGGACCTGCGGGTCCCCAGGGTCCAAAAGGTGAAGATGGCGGTATTAAGTTTGAAGAACTGACCGACGCACAAAAAGAAGAATTACGTGGCCCACAGGGTATTCAAGGACCACAAGGTGAAACCGGTCCGCGAGGAGAGCAAGGTCCTGCCGGCCCCGAGGGCCCACAAGGCATTCAGGGTCCAAAGGGCGACACAGGGGAACAAGGCCCGATTGGCCCAGAGGGTCCCGCAGGCCACACCCCCATAAAAGGCACGGATTATTTTACAGAGGCCGATAAAACTGAATTAGTGGCTGATGTTGAGGCCATTATGACTAATAAAGGATATCAAACCGAGGCGTAGGTCAATGCGTTGATTACTACTGCTCTTGGTAATATTGGTGTAGCGGAGGAGGGTTCTTATTAATGAGTAAAGTATTTATTGAAGAAGAAACCCTTATTGGGATTGGTAATGCCATTCGTGAAAAGAACGGCACTACGGATTTGATTGCGACTACTGATATGGCTACTGCGATTAGTAATCTGGCTACTGGAAATGGTAGTGGTAATTGGAGTGCCCCTGTGGCTCTAACGTGGGCGGATACTCAAATTAAAAATGGTGTCAAAGATTCAACAACAACTACTATAACATTTGATTTTTCTAATAAAATTGAGGCTTATGACTATGATTGGATGTTTTTAACGTGTTGGGCGGTCTCTGGCTCTACAAAATATACGGTTGCGGTTATGCCTCTAACAACAGTTTTCCCCGACAATGTTGATACAGCAGTTAAGTTAGATAATTGTGGTGTTTGGTATATGTAGTATGGTAAAAGTGGCTCTGCCACTAACGCTAACGTAAATGCGTTGATTCCTTACTCCTTATACATCGAAGCATATTATAACCCTGCGACTTGTGAATTAAAATTACGCGGTTCAGGAATGTCAGAAAATCAATTTAAAAATTATGTTGATACAGTAGGCCAGTTGGTTCATCGTAAATCTACTTAATAAGGAGGTTTTGCCGATGGGATTATATTGTGAGTTTAGTATAGTTGATGATTTAGGTTATCCGGCCGACTTGTCAGGCGGAGATGAAAAAATCGGTGAGGCTTCGGTTTTTGTGAATTATTCCGCGGCGGTAGAAGCATTCATCACGACCTTTTTAGAAGTCGCTAATGAGTTAGTCCCCGTCGATACTGGATTTTTATAGAGCACCATTGATGCGGGCGGAGGTAGTGATTGGTGCTGGTGTGAAGCGACCGCAGACTACGCTCAATATGTAGAATACGGCACAATTAGCATGGACGCATAGCCCTACTTTGAACCGGCTCTTATGGCAGGGATTGAGGCTCTTGGAGGAGAAGCAGAAATAGCCATAAGCGAAGCGTAGGATGAATTAGAAGCCATACTGTCGAGTCTGATGGAGGCATCAATGGCGATGGCCGGTAGTTCAGGTGGTATGGGCGGTATGTTCTCCATGGGCTGGGGTCAATTCTTTATGGGATTGGCGATTTTCGCGGCGATAACAATCATATTATTTCCGATTTTGGTAAATGTATATGCGATAATAGACTCATTAAGTTATAAGAGTGATAGTGGTGGAGGCGGAGGAGGAGGCCTCCCCGAGGTCATTATTACATAAGGAGGATTAAAATGGCGAGATTAAGTAATCGTATGATTAAATACGAAGCCCCCGCAGGTTTCGTATATGACTGGGCCACTCCAAAAGATGATGGCAGTCATTTATATGTAAAATATTTATTTTTATCTAAAAATGATAAAATTGAAAATTATATCCTGGTAAAAGACCCAAAAGAGGTGTAATTATGTTAGAGAAATTAAAGACTGATTTTTACACAATGCTGGTTGAAGAACTGGGTTTAAATGTGCGAGATAACCGTAATTTCGAGGATGTCGAAAGCCCCTGGTTATTGCTTCGCACTAATGGATATCAACGCGTCCATAGTTTAGGGGTAAGGATGTCTAAAATTACATTGGTATTAGATGTATTTTCCCAGTATAATGGCGAAAGAGAAATCATTCAAATCGTTGATAAAGTCGCAGACAGTATCGATGGATTTTTGGCTCAACACCCCGAAGTATTATTTTGCCATCAAAGAACCGTTAAGATTTTGGATGATAAATCTACGGGAGTAGTTCGTAAGCACGGCGTGATTGCTTACGAGTTTATGATGGGGGAGCATTTTGCTCTCGAAGGCGAGGAGGACCGCACTGATGAGTAATGTAGCCCGCAGTATTGATACTGTAATTCGCCTAAATGGCGTGGCTCTTGGCGGACAGCAGGGAGCCAATCTGGTTAGACAGACCGAGGCCATTGATATTACTAATCATATTAATGGTGAATGGTCCGAGAGTCTCGCAGGTAAGAAGAGTTGGAGCATTGTGTGCTCTGGCTTATATATCACTAATGATAGAGCCTTTAACCTTTTGGATGATGCTTTTATGAATAATAAGACTGTTGAAGTTCTTATTTCTTTTGGCTCAACTAAATTGAAGGGTAATGCCATTATCACTGATTTTCCTTTGAGTTCTGTGTTTAATAAGGAGTTTAAATATAATGTTAGACTCCTTGGCACAGGGGCACTTCTGCCGGAGGCATAAGATGCTTCTACGAACCCATAGAAAAATCTATGAGTTCAATTTTGGTCTCAAAGGATTAATTATGATGCGAGAAAACGCAGATTTAGTGATGGCAAATGATAAGCATTTTATTTTATATTGTGGGCTTGTGAGTAAGCAACCCACAATTACATTTCAGGAAATTGATGAAATTATAAATGAATGCGACTTATCGCAACTTGACATCACACCAAATATCCTTTCTTTATTCGAAGTTGAGGAGTTATACACGAAGGCCGTTGGCGAAATAGGTATAACTCCCAACGATTTTTACTCTATGACTCCTGGCGAGATTGACCTCGCTTATGAGGGTTATTTGAGAAGAAAAGAGACCGAAGCGAACTTAACCAAAATGGCTATTATAACCAGCCAAGACGGTGAATTAATACGTTTAACAGAAGATAAGGGTTATTCCGTAGGCAGTAAGGCAGAACGAGAAAAAGTGTTTAGATTATTAAATATTCAAGAATAAGGGGGATTTTAAATGAATTATAATGAACTCTTAACCCAGTTATCGACAAAGATGTCATCTGCGTCAATTAAAGCAAGTGGCTCCCGCACTGCTAATAACGCAGTATCGACACCGAAGGAAGATAACACCTCTACAATGTTGAATAAGATTGGATTAGAAGTCCAAAGACAAGGAGGATATTGATGCTAATTAATGGAATTGAATTAAGTAAGTTGGGCGTTCAGTTGTTTGACCGCGTGCTGTATAGCAACTCAATTGATACCGCACAGGAATGGTTAGACGGCGACATTCAGCCTACATTTATTCGCCAGCAAGACCGCTTCAAGACCATTGAATTACAGTTTTTAGTTTTGAGTGCCGATGAAGATGAGGCATTTAGACGCATTAGTAAATTAACCGCTATGCTAAAAAAGGCTACTGTAAAGTTCGATGATTTAGGTCTTATGTTTGATGTTAGCATTACTAATGTGGGCGAACCATCTCGTCTAAAAAATGGCAACTTCGTTGTATCTTACACATTATCCAGTGGATATGCGAAGGGTCAGCGAGAGATTTACACCACAAATGCTAATATGACTAACTCATTTAAATTAACTGTCGCATATTACAAGAACTCAACAACCTTACTATCAAGCGAGACTGTTGTAATTCGTGCTTCTGCTTTTGACAAGGAAAATCTCGGATTGGCGGATTTGGGAATTGATGTAAATAAGCATCAACCTGAATACCATAATAATGGTGTCGCAACCAATCTAAATGGTTTAGACTTAACCTATGAGAACTTACAAAGTTTAAAGGTGTTAATTATTAATTACGCACCTATTAGTTATAACCTATCTGTTGTCTATTATATGGATAACGGTCAAGGTCTATATAACGAAATACTGAACCGCACGGTTTCATTTACGCAAGAAGGTTTATCAAATTATCAGACTATCGGCCAGTTGGTCGGAGTCAAGGATTATCGTCCAGAAGGATATAAAGGTAAAGTATCTTACACCGGAGCATTGGAACTGAATGAACTATTGGCTCATGCCCCGATTTCTGTATTCTACGACAAGATTGAAACAGAAATGAGTAAGAATATTTTCATTGCCTATAAAGCAGAAAATGATGACGGAGGATTTGACACTATCCAGTCCGTTATTATTAATGTTAGTGAGGCTCAATTTTATGATGGTCTAACTCTCAAAGACATTATCAGCGTTGATGGTTATAATCCCAATCCAAGTTATTATAATGCGGGTTATATTGATGGATTCGCCTCTAATGCTCTTATTACTTATGAGAATATTGAGACCGCGTATAGTGTCATTTATACCAAGGCTGTAAATACTGTTTATGTAGAATACTACGCAGGAACTTATCCCGATTGGTATAGATTATCAACTGCTACATTACAGACAAAGCATTTGGATAAGTATGATAGAGCGTTCAACGTTTTAACTGATTTGAACCTGGACTTAAATAAATATCATACTGCCCCATATAATGATGGTGCGTTATATAATCAAGACATTTATCAGACTTATGATGATGTGCTGAACGCAGGCGTTTTACAAGTTTATTACACCGCTATTGATTATCCAATCACTGTTAATTATTATGTGGGAGACTTAACCGCTACTCCCGTTAGCGAGACCGTTAATATTAACGCATTAATGTTCTTCGGCAATCCTATTTTGAGTGATATTATTCCTATTTTGGCACATCGTCCAGAAGGATATCAATTTAGTGAGAACTTTTCTTATAATGGCGAGGTAAGTTTGGAGGCATTGACCCAGGCTTCACCTATTATGGTCGTCTATGAAGAAATCGAAGTGATGCGTTCAAAGAATATCATCGTCCGTTATAAGCAGGAATTGGCATCCGCATACTCAACAATTACAACTAATTTAATTACTGTTAATGAGGCTGACATAATTGGTGGTGTGCGTTTAAAGGATGTTATCGCACTGGACGCGTATCGTCCTGAATACTATGACAGTGGCATTATTGATGGTGCGAGTTCAACTGCTCTTATGACATTTGACACTCTTGGAGCGTCTTATGATGTATTATACGTAGCAAAGAGTTATACTACTCCCGTCCGCTACTATATTGACGAGATTGATGATTTACATTGGATTGGTAGTGCTTCAATTAGTTATCGAGTAATTGATTTTGAGACCACTACTACTCTATTTGATTTTGGACTTAACTTAAATGCTTATAAGCCCTCTTATGCGGGTGATGGCGTTTTACAATATACTGGTCCTGTTATTTTCTCCGCTCTCTTGGACGCACAATCCATTGATGTATTGTATTTAACAGAGACTACTCCACCTGACGAAGATGGTATTGACTATCCTCACCGTTTCTTGTTCTTACAGCATAACGATTTGGGTAGTTATGAATATCTACATCCTGAATGGACTATGAACCACGCATTTATTAACACAGGCGTGTCCGCAGAAGATATGTCCCGTTTAACCGTGGTTATGGAGTGTGCCCGAGCAGATGAAAATGTCCCCATGTATCAAGTAAATGCGGGATATTCTTATTTATTTGGTAGCACAGGAACCCAGGGCTCATTCTTCATGAGATATAATAACCAGACAATGTATGGCGAGGGCCTGACAGGCGTAGATACTTACGAAGCCAAGGCAGGTAATTACAGCAACGCATTAGTGCTGACCGCAGACAGTGCCGTAGGATTTAGTGAGAATACAGGTATTTATAGTTCTCCACAAGAGGGTTATAGCCGTGCCACTTTCACTTACAGCAACCTTTTGGCAACCGACGGGGCTCCGATGACTTATCCATTGTATTTGTTCGCAAATAATAATTATGGTAGTTATTCTAACGGCATCGCAGGTGTAGGTATTTATAGTTGTCGTATTTATTATAACGACCAAATCATCCGTGATTTCATTCCAGTTCAATTCTACGATAAGATTGGCGATTTAGTCGCACCAAGCAACTGCTTATACGATAAGATTACCAAGACCTTCTTCGAGGATGGCACAGGATTAAATAGTTTTAATATTCGTGATGATGAACGTTATGAGGATACAAATCTACAACATAAAATCGGACATTGTTATGTCAATTATTATAAGGGTCTCGACTTTATGAAGACTGTCGTCGTGTATTTCCGTGGCGATGAGTTTGACGATGGCGAGTTCGACCTTTATGAGCGTTTCGCAGTAGATGCGAATCAGCCACAATATACTTTCTCCGGCGAAATTAAAAATGTTAATAATATTAATGTATCTTTTGATGGATTAAATAATAAAACATTTGAGGTATATTATGAGCCGATTGAGACTCAAATCACTGTTAATTACTATAAGGTTGAAGACAATGGAGATAAAACCGTATTAGCAAGTGAAATTATCGCATTGAAGGAGAAGGATTTCTATCAGGTTCCTACTTTTGGAGATTTAGTTCGTCTAAATAAATATAAGCCTGATGGTTATGAAACTAACTTTAAATATACAGGTAGCAAGGTGTCTTTGGCTCGTGTTGTTGAGGGTTCGCCTTATAACATCGAATACACCAAAATGACCGAGGACAAAATCCCATATTCTACTACTATTAAATACATCAAAAAAGTATTTGGTGTGCGTGAATATGAGACTATCGGCACCAAGATTTTAACATTCGACCAGAGCGATTTCCGCGATGGTGAATACATTGATTTTTACATTGATAAAAATCTGATGAAACCTGAAAAATATTACGTGGATGGCACCACTTATCAATGGTATGAAATGGATGAGCGGTTAGATAAACCTGAAAATCTAAAAGAGTCTTACACCATTATGTATTCTCCTGAACGCCAATATTTAGATGTAAATTACTACACTGATGAGGTTGATGAGGAGAACTACATCGCAGGTATGACTTGGAGCCTGGCGATTGATGAATTAGACCCTCGCTTAACTTATAGCATCGTTGATATCTTCCCTAACGAGTAT